AATGTGCAAGCGCTAAAGAGAGCTAGGGAGAGCTATATGACTCCGATGGAGCGGCGCTGGGAAAGGGCTAAGGAAGTCATGAAGCCCTACTGGGAAGTGGATACGGAGCAGCTAGATACGCTTACTGGTCAAGACCGCACATTCTGGAACGATTGGTTGCGTGCAAGTAATGACCAGCGGGTTGTCATGCGGAGGTTGAATCCTAGTAAGTTAAGCAGGATTCAAGGAAGGGTACGCCTTATACGCAAGAATAAACTTAACCGTAATAAAGCCCTACAGGAAGAGCTGACGTTCTGGGGGTATATCACGGAGCGTCGATATCTGAATGAGGAAGCGATAAGACGGCAGGGTGCTATGATGTCGCAGCCCCTTGCGCCAACCGGCCCAGGAACTACTGCAACACCTGCAGATGTTCCAGCTGGTGCGCCAGGGCTAGAGCAGTATGCGCCAGGGCAGGAAGAAATACCGGGTACGAAGCGGCGGCAGCAGCAGTCGCCTGTGCTTGCACCGTAACGGATTGCGTGCTAGGATTCTAAATTAGTGCGGAGGTCGTAACATGACCACGGGCGATATGGCAGCACCTCGGGACGAAACTCCTGACAACCTGCTAGAAACAGCGCCGGACACATCTTCGGCAGAGGCGACGCAGACACCAGAAGAGCTGCGTGCGCAAGTACAAAAACTGGAAGGCGACCTGCGCGCAGAAAAGGGGCGTGGGTCACGCGGGAGACAGACTCGGCAGAACGACTTAGAAAACCTGATGCTGGGCACCAACAACGAGGTGCGTATGATTGGACGGCGCGTAGATGCGCTGATGCAAGCTATCGGCACAGGAGAGACTGACCGCCTGCCAGACGAACTTTCTCAAATCCAGAACCAGGCTATGCAGACCCAAGTGGAACTTGAGTACCAGCAGTTCTGGCAAACTGAGTCAGATGCGCTACGCAGCGCAATGATGGACGCTAACGGCAATCCTTTACTGGACTTGCAGAGCGCTCCTGAACTGGCTCGTGTACGTGAGGAATGGACAGACGCGCACAACCGGAGGGACAGAGCCGGACTAGCGCGTGCCCGTGCTGAAGCTCAAGAGATTTCCCGACAGGCTGAGCGAGCTGTTAATGGCAATGTACGCCAGGAAGGGCGTGCTGAAGGCCGCGAGTCTGTGGTGAACTCCGGTGCCTTTGAGCTGGATACCGGCCCATCGGCAGCTGGAGGCGGCATGGGAGATGAGCGGTGGCTGCGTGAGGTATACGGCAACACCAGCTACTCTCCCACTCCTGCCGACCACAAGCGTGCCAAAGACATTCTGGATAATATGGAAGGATAGGAGAGCTTAAATGGCAGCGGGAGATACGATAACTCAATCTTTAGCGGACAGCCTCGACACCGTTGTCGCTTCCGCTAGGCAAGTCCGTGAGTATGAAGGCGTGATGCCTAACCTCGTGGACAAAGTAACCCTCGGAGAAGGAACGGGTCTGAGCTGGCGAGAGGTTGACATGGCCCAGCTTACCGCCCAGGCCATCACCGAGACTACCATCTTGGATAACCCGCAGCAGATGTCAGACTCTCTGCGGACTATCACGCCTACCGTAACCGGGATTCAAACCCTGATTACTGACCGCGTAGCGACCCGGCTCAACCCCAAGGCTTACGCCCAGCTTGGCTCTTTGGCGCAGAACGCCATCCAGCGCAAGAAGGACGAGGACGGCCTCACTGTCTTGGACGGTGCTACAACTAGCTTACCCGGTGCTGGCACTACGCTGACATCTGGGCATATCTCAGCTGCGGTGTACCGTGTCAGCAGCAACACAACTGAGCCAGCCAACCCACCGTACCGATGCGTGCTGCACGGTTTCCAGATAAAGGATATCTTTGACGAGCTTACCTACGGTGTTGGAAGAGAGAGCATACCGGAAGGGCTTACCGCCCGTGTGTTCACTGAGGGATTCCGTGGGCAGATTGCCAGCGCACAGATATACGAAGATGGCAACATCAGCATAGATTCTAGCGACGACGCTAAGGGTGGCGTCTTTGCGCAGGAAGCTATCGTGCTGGTACAGGGCCGTGCTTCACGCGCCACATCCGTGAGGCGTGAGGACATCGGCGCTGGCGCTACCGTGGTATACCTGTACGATGAGTACGCCTACGGCGAGCGCTCTGCAGGCAACTGGCTGTACGAGATTCTGTCCGATGCCACAGCGCCTACTTCGTAATGAATCTACGGCGTACCGTATGGTCAGAGGCTCGTGGCCCCATCCCTAAAGGATGGGTAATCCACAATCTGAACGGTCAGCCTGAAGATGTGCGGCTAGAGAACCTAGCCGCTGTCCCCAGGGATAGTATCTTTCTAGCAGTGGCTCCCTACAGGGAGCGCATACGAAATTTAGAGCTACAGCTCAAACAAGTAGGTGAATCTTATGCCACAATCTGGTGATGCCAGACTAATCATTGACGAAGATTTCCTCGGTGGGACTGAGGTTGCTGTCGCATCCACGACTGCGCCTCCCATCAACTGGCCGCCGTACCTCACCTTCGTTGGTCAAGGGATTGCCGACACTGACTCCGGTGCGGTGATGCTTGACTCTGACGGACTGAACGGCGTGGTGCAACTTACCACTACCAATGAAGACATTCACTGTGCTGGTTTCCAGACACCTGTTATGTTCGATGTCGGCCTCAATGGGGTCATCGTTCTGGAAGCACGAGTACGTCAAGCAGCGCTTAACACTGGTGAGGTCTTCATCGGGTTCTCTGATGTAGCGACTGATTTGGCTATCATCGAAGGTGCGATTTGTCACGGGGATACCACCACGTTGACACTGACCGCATCGGACATCGTTGGGTTTTTGATGGCGTCAGACCTTACCCAGAATAGTGAGTGGCACGCTGTCTACAACGGCGGCACCACCACTGGTCAGACTACCTCTACCTCGACTGAGCTGAATGTCGTCGCTGTTGCCGGTGAATACAACGTACTGCGCATGGAAATCCATGTGAACGGTACTGTCGAATGGTTCGTTGACGGTGCTTTGAAGAGGACTGTCACTGGTGCGGCATCAACGTCTGTAGATATGTGCCTTAACGTGCTGGTCGAATCCAAGACCACTGCGGTAAAGACTCTGGATGTGGACTATATCAAAGTCTGGGCTAACCGTGACTGGACTATATAGTTATATAGATGCCCTCACGTAGAGGCTGGCGGTGGGAGCGGGGCGGTTCGCGCCTGGAGGTGCAGGTAGACGGCACTGTATCTGCTTACTTCAATAACACCGGCTCCTACCTCACAGTCCCTGCTGGGGGCTTAACCGTCACAGCTGGCGGGCTGACTGTTACAGCTGGTGGTTTAACTATCACAGCTGGTGGGCTGACTGTTACAGCGGGCACAGTTACACTAGGGAACAGTGCCCACTGGACAGCCAATGGCTCAGGCACAGTAACGATAAGTAACGTAGCACCGTCAGGTGTAGGCACAGCCACCATCACGAAGTGGCTTACAGTGACAGACAATGCTGGCACAGTGATGTACGTGCCCGCATGGACGTAGAGCTGAGCTGTGACGTAGAGGACATACTGCTTGCTTACGGGGAAGCCTGCATGAAGATACGGCTCCTTGAAGCACAGATAAAAGAACTGCGGAAGGCACTGGAGGACAACGCTGGTGGGAAAGATATCGGTTGGAGCGTTCACAGTGAGTCCGAGCGAGCCAGCCTTCAATCTGAGTGAAGTGAACCTGAAGGCTCCTGGTAAATCGGGAGTCCACCGCTACCGCATTGTCTGCGTGGTGCGTGGGGATAAACTGGCGGAACACTTCGAATACCTTGGGCCTGCTAAAGACTTCACCGCATCAGAGTTCCGCATCCCTGGCGGGATATGGGACGGCACCCACGCTGAGATTCTCCACACCGTAGAAGAGCTGCGTTCCATCGCAGACGACATGCGGCACACCACACCCCCGGCTTTTGAACCCCGCGATTTAGTAGAAGAATTTATAGCTAACCGTGAACGGCGTACCCAGCTGATTAAAGAGAGAGG